ATCCAAGTTCTTGCATCACAAGCTAAGACAATGGGTTTAAGAGTAACAACTAGAAAAGTGTCAAGTAATACACGCCGTATCTGGAGGATAGAATGATACAAACAACAGTCACAACAGACAACCTTGCTGGCATAATAGGTAAGTATATGCCTTGGCCCCAGCAACTAGAGGAGGTAGCGGATCAGCTTGAGAAACTTAATCCAAGGTTTAATCGCAAGCGTTTCGTTGCTCTTGGTACAGCTGCATGGGAAAAGAACTTCCCAAAACCAGAGGATCTTGATGATGAAATCCCGTATTAAACCTACAGAAATAACAACCAATGAATGGGATGAAAGCTTAATTAAAGTAAACTTAGATTCAGATGTATCTAAACAAAATAAAGAAATAATCTTATCTATAGCTAGAGAAATAGTAGATTCACACAATATAGATTCATACTTTGATATAGAATTATCTATTGTATTGTTAGATACAAACAAAGAAAATGATGTTGAGCTTACTGATTACAGAGAAGTCCATGGAACATAAAGTTGAATGTAAGAAATGTGACGGCAATGGATACATAAGCTGGGAAGTAATAATGCCTCAAGGTTTCACTAGGGACATAGGATATCCAGACAGTGAGACTGCTGAGTGTAGAGATTGTGCTGGATACGGATGGATACCATCTCACCTAGTTGTTGACACTGAGGATTAGATTGCTGCATTAGTGCAGCATGAAATCATACTTACAACAGCTTCAAAAGCAAGCCAAAGAATATAACATACCTTTGATTAAAGCTTTTGGTAGAGCGTATCTTCCGTCTTCTACTTACTATAGAACAGTGCAGGGTAAGACAGATATGAGATATGAAACAGCCATAAAGGTACATCATGTCCTTGAAGAATTACACTTACTTCAGAAAACCCGTGACGATCCCACAAGATTACGAGGTCATGGTACAGATGCTAATAGACGCAAGGTTTACCCAAGGTCTAAGTCAAGAATCATTGGCACATAAGATAGGCTGCACTGTGTCTATCGTACACAAATGGGAGACCCACAAAAGAATACCATCAGGATTCCTATTGTTCTGCTGGTTGGAGGCATTAGGATATGAACTCACGGTCACGGCTAGGTAGAGTTGCTACTTGTATAGCCTGTAAAGAAAAGACACATTACTATGTGGCTGTACTTAAAAATTACGGAGGTTCAACAGCACCTCACTGGTTTGTCTGCTTTAACTGTTACCAACAAGACAAGTGGCAACAAGCAGTAGACGACAAGGCATACAAGAAAAGTATTCAGCCTAGAAAACCACGCACATACAAAAGAAAACCAACAATCAAACCAACTAAAAACGTGTGGGATAAAACCCTGCCAACAAAAAAGGAGCCAATCAAATGGTAGTCTATGGTATAGATCCGGGATTCACAGGCGCTGTCAGTATATACTACACACAGACAGGCAAGCTTGAGTGTTATGATATACCAACATTCAAAAGCCCTAAGGGTAAAACTTTAATTAATCTCCATGCACTGCTCGACATATTCAGCCATCCAGAAGATGAATCATCTCTTGCAGTAATCGAACGTGTCTCGGCTATGCCGGGGCAAGGTGTCAGTAGTACCTTCCGCTTTGGTCAAGGCTACGGACAAATAGAAATGGCTATTGCAGCTTGTAAGATGGCTGTTCAATACGTCAGCCCTGCTGTGTGGAAGAAGCACTTCGGATTAAACAGGGACAAAGGTGTTAGTCGTTCGCTAGTGACGCAACGTCTTCCACAATATGCCGACCTGTTTGCTAGAGTAAAAGATGATGGACGAGCAGAAGCCACACTGATTGCTCTCTATGCAACAGAAAAACTTATCTAAGGAGAGAACCATGAGTACCCAAATAAAACAAATCAAAGCTCATCTTGAAATGGGCTACCGCATTACAGCATTAGATGCCCTTAACAAATTCAAATGCTTTCGACTTGCATCAAGGATCAATGATCTAAAGCAAGAAGGATATAATGTAGATAAAGTTATGGTCGAAACAGAATCAGGTTCGCGCATTGCACAGTATTACAATCCATCATTAGTGCGAGGTTAATATGTACAAAGCTAAGAAAGCTGGCGATGCAGCAAGTAGCATTGTCTGGGATGCTCATGTCGCTAAGGCAGCAAGCTCTCCTATCCATGCGTTAGAGTACAAGAAATCTAACTACGTTTTAGTCAGCGATAAAGTAATCGCAGATAAGATTCGTAGGGGCGATGGCGTCAGCGAGAATTATCTAAAGGGTCTGAGCAAAGAGAGGCTCATGCAATTTCAAGATCTCACAGAGGAGGACTTCCAAAAGTACAAGTGACGTTACGTCAGATTGTATTGATGCAGCTGCACATATGCAGTAGCTATCTAATTATAATAAAAGGAGAAAGTCATGGAGCGTAAAGGTTTCATAGGTGGTTCTGACTGTGTAAAAATAATGCAGGGGAACTGGTTAGAGTTATGGCAAATCAAGTGTGGCCTCATTGAGCCAGAAGATTTGTCTCGCAATATTGCAGTGCAGATGGGTACGCTTACAGAGGACTTTAATTTAAAATGGTTTGCTGATGAGTACAAAACAGAGCTTACAGGTTACCAAAATTCTTACGATCAGTTGATTGGTACAGTCCCAGCCAAGGGTACAATAGATGCTAAGTGTGAGTCAGCCGATGCTAAACTACAGATAGTAGAGGCCAAGCATACCAACGCTTACAATACTTTAGATAAAGCTATTGATTATTATATGCCGCAGTTGCAGCTATACATATACTTAGCTGATGCAGATGGTTCTTATCTCTCAGTAATATTTGGCAATAACAAATGGGAGTCAGCCTATGTCTCGCGGAACGATGAGTATTTCAATTCTATGTGGGCAGTGGTGTCAGACTTCTGGGGTTACGTGCTTCGCAAACAAGAGCCAGTTGGTAATGACCAACCAGTACAACTTGGGACTGACAAGATTGAGGTGGACAACATGGTCAAGCGCGACGCCACCACCGATAACTTCTTTGTGGACACAGCCTACACTTACAGCACCCTTGAAGCAGACGCCAAGGCATTTGAGTCAGCCAAGAAAGACCTCAAGAACATGGTCGGATCAAATGAGAGAGAAGTTTACTGTGATAACCTCACAGTCAAACGAGATAAACGCGGATCACTCCGCATAACAAGGAGAGTATAATGGAGAATGTTTTAACTCAGGGCTATGGCTCTGGAGATACTGTAGCTATTAAGGCGCTACTTACAGCGCAAAAAGCTATGGATTCTGTCAAGAAAGACAGTCGCAATCCACACTTTAAGAACACATACGCTTCACTAGAAGCAGTCATTGACGCTACGTCTGATACTCTGCAAGCCAATGGGTTTGTAGTCATGCAGCCATGCGGAAGAGATGAGCTTGGTGCATATGTAGAAACATTATTACTGCATACATCTGGGTCAAACTTCTCAAGTAAAGTTTATCTAGTGTTAAGCAAGCAAGATATGCAAGGACTAGGCTCTGCAATTACATACGCTAGGCGCTATGGTTTGCTTGGTATGTGTAGCCTTGCGACAGAAGATGATGATGGCAACGAAGCAAGTAAGCCATCCACACAAGTAGCTGGTGACAAGCTACCACTAAAACAATTATCAGCAGCAACATTCTAAAGGAGCCAGAAGCATGGCAGACCAAGTATATGACGACACAAATAGAGGCGCAGCGTTTACGCCCTTTCCTACACAGACACTTATCTTGCAAGGTAAGATGAACATCGAAGGTCAAGATAAAAAAATATGTCTGATCAAAGATGAGACCAAAGATGGCAAAAGTATTATTGAGATATATGAAAAGATTGCTGTCCTCTTTGAGAACGACAAGGACGGTAACGAGAAACGTCCTGACTTTAGTGGCCCAATGCAGAACAACGACCGACTCAAGGTGTCAGGCTGGCGTAGAGAGAAAGATGATAAGCCTTATATATCTTTATCAGTTGGTGATAAGCAGCAAGGCGCTGCCCCTCAAGCAGCAAGCGCCTTGCCAGATGACACTATTCCGTTCTAGACTAGAAGGGTTCTCCTTCAAGGCCTCTCTCCTTGGAAGAACCTCCTGACTCAACTGGGCTGCCTTCGGGCAGTCCTTTTTTTTAAACAGAAGAGGCTCAAATGTACGACAAAGAAATAATAAAATGTATCAACGCAGCTAAGATGGGTCTTACTTTAAGAGAAGCATCTACCTTACTTGAAATAGACTACCCATTGGTGCAAGAATTAAGCAGCAAATATAACATAGAATTTCCATGCCCAAGGAGGAAGGCAAATGAAAAAAGAAGAGCAAACAATCTCACCGCAGAACCAAGCGATACTAAGAGGCCTACGTTTATTGAGTCTTATGGTAAAGGAAGCGGAACAAAACAAAAGACCAAACTTAAAACAAAGACTGGAAGAGATAAAAGCACTCTTGGAAATGATTCAGAGGAGTACCACCAAAGAAGAATTAAAGAATTAATTAGTACAGTAAGCACGTTCGGAGAAAAGAAAGAGCTTGCCTACGCATACAGAATAAACCTCTTCGAAAGAACGCAAGCTAACAACCACAAGAGACCACCACTTCCTGAGTACAAAGTTCACAACATACAAACAGCAGCCAGCAAATCTATTAGAGAGCAACGAGTAAGATCAATGGTCAAGCGTAAGCTTATAATGGATTGCTTTACCAAGGGTAAGACAATGCTCGCTGAAGATGTTGCCTCGTTTACTGGTGAAAATCTTAGGTCTTCAAGTCAGATGCTTGATCTCATGTTTCGAGATGGCAAGTTAAACAGAGAGAGATTGCAGTATACTGAGAGAAAGAAAGATTCAGTTTATCTTTACAGTAAATCATAATGTATTGGTCTGTCT